TAATCATAAGGATAGATATCATTGTCTACTGTTTCAATTTTTGGCGTATACAATGTATATTTTAATGTTAATTCTGTACCTGCATCTATGTGGGTTAGGGTTGTTAATCGCTTATAGTCGTCATCATCGATCAATTCGCAATTAGGAGATCACGACATGGTTGCAAAAAACAAGGCGGAATGTACTGAAAAGGAGTGGCAGGACCGCTTGGAATACAAGCGCAACTGGGCGGCAAACATGACTGAGGAGCAGAAGGAGAACCGCGCGGAAGCACGGCGCAAACGGCGGGCAAACATGACTGAGGAAGAAAGGAAACGAACCTTAGAAATTAACCGTAAGTGTGTTGCAAACAGGACTGAGGAGGATAAAGCGCTTTTTGCCTTAAAATCACAAATTGGGAAATGTCGATCCCGCGCCAAGCAGAGAGGTGTGCCCTTCAACCTTACTCTCGACCACATCCTTGAGATATGGCCGGACGACAACAAGTGTCCTGTTTTGGGCATCCCATTTGTACGGGGGCGAGGTAAAGCAATTCCCACCTCCCCAAGCATTGACCGGATCGAGCCAGCCGAGGGGTACACCATCGGTAATGTTCAGGTGATAAGCACCCGCGCTAACAGGATAAAATCCGACGCAACCGCCGCCGAAGTGATGATGGTGGCTCAATACCTCCTAAAGCAGGAACGCGAGCGGGAATGATTGTGCTGTTCTCAATAACTACCGATATGTGCTCAACCGACTGACCGGGCTGGCTTAATTGGAATTAGGGCGACAGAATAATTTTGTAAGATATGCAAATACGCGCGCGCGTGTACGTGAAAATGCAAATCAATAGTTATCAAAGGGCCACCACCCATGGCACCTCAAAACAGCCCAAAATCGGGGGCCGTTGAATGCCCCAACTCAAATCAAAAATCCGTTTTCCCTAATATATATTATGCGACACTATGTTGCCTATTTGTCACGGTATAAGTTATTGAAAAATAAAGATAATTCAGGCGGGGGTACGCTAGGGCCACCGGGCCTCCCCCTACTCTTATACACCCAGCCTCTCTAAATTTTGTTTTTTTAACTGTTTTAAGTTTTTGAGCTGTTTTTTAGTACACCGGACAATAAAAAACCCCAGTTAAGGGGCTTTGGGCTGTTCTTAATAAGGATTGTGCTGTAATTAAGGGTTACTGGGGGGTAGTATATGTTTACCTCGCGGCAAACATAATACTATTATACAGGCTGAGAGCGGTTTTGTCAAGCAAAATCTTTGTTTTTAAAAATTTTTTTTATTTTTGTGACATTTATGTCATTTTTTACTTGACAAAACTCCCCACAGCGTTATACTAGTATAGTATATTTGCAACACAACAGTTCAAAGTGTTGTATTTAACGCACACTCAGTGCTTCCCCAAATAACAGATCAAAATTGGAAGTTTAACAGTGAGTTCCGTAAATACAATTCTTGACTACAATCTAACAACAGCACAAATCTTCTACAGATTTCCAGATTACCCTGCATTGTTGCAAGAATTTATTATTCAAAAGTATGATATTGCCCCAGAGTACCCTGAGTTCTCTACTTTCCTAAGCTTTTGGGAAAATGAGGTTGAAGCAGAAATACATTCTATTGTTTTTTCGTCAGCAAACCTAGTAGGTCGGCAAGAAGCCTCTTTCTATAGAGGCCAAATCATACATTTACAGTAGGAAAAACGCTATTCCAACCACAAAATCATGCATACTGACTATAATAGCATTGATTGTTCTTGCAGCATTTGTTTTGTAGTAAATATACTACATAGGAAACTCCATGACAACTAAAAAGGCAATCATACTGATAACACTGGTGGCAATAGTTGCTGGCGTTATAATCTTTCTGACGAGCAATGCAAAATGCGTTCCTCCGTGTCTTTAGTTAACAATGGCGCTGAACGCTCACGAAAAAGCAACTATGACATGGCGGTGGGCTGCGCTATCAATCTATCTGCTTATTTGCTTCTATGATTTTATGTTCGTGCCTGTTTGGTATGGATTAAACAGACCTGATATTAGTCTGTTTATGGATATAATTAACAGTACTCCAGAGCCTATGGTTCAAATGGAATTAATGAAGAAACTTACAGGACAGCACAATCCTTTTACTTTAATGGGGGGTGGTTTGTTCCATCTAGCGTTTGGAGCTATACTAACAGGTTCTGCGCTATCCAAGTAATTTAACAATAAAGCTAAGATAGTACTTATGACTCAAGGCTTGATTAAAAAACGGTTAACAGACAAGCAAGAAAACTTCTTGACTGCTTTGTTTAGCAATCGAGGAAACATCTCTGCGGCTTTAGAAGAGGCTGGCTACAGCCCGAATAGCCGTAGGGATGTTCTTGCTTCTTTAAAGGATGAAATCCAAGAGCGCACCCGCCTAATGCTTAATGGTGCTGCTGTAGAAGCTGCTCAGAACATCGTAGATACTATGAACCTTGGCAACAACATTGATGTACCCGTTAATCGCCTAGAATTGCGGTATAAAGCTGCTGGAGATGTACTTGATAGGGTTGGTATCACAAAACGCCAACAAATGGAAATATCGGGCGATATAAGGCACGGAATTGTGCTGTTACCGGGGAAAAAGCCTATGGTAGACGTAACACCACAAAATACTGATGGCGCGGCCTAAACTAGCTCCCGGTGAAAAGGGATCATATAACGTCAGTCGTAAAGAGCAAGCTAAGAGACTAGCAAAGCGGAGACTGCGAGCAGCGGAAAAAAAGAAAGCCGCTGCACAGACCCTCAAAGATGACGCCGAAAGAAACAAGAAAAAGCACACTAAGACCATTGATCTGTTAGAGAATGGTGGTGTTACTGATACAGACTTCCTAGCTTCTGTACCACAAGACGTACAAGAAGCTATTGAACAGGGCGAACAAGAGTTAATCTTCTCGCCCAACCCCGGACCTCAGACGGAGTTTCTAGCCGCCCCCGAAAAAGAAGTTCTGTATGGGGGCGCTGCCGGTGGGGGTAAAAGTTACGCCCTGCTAGTTGACCCCTTACGCTACGCAGACAATGGTAACTTTCGGGGCCTATTACTACGTAGAACTTTGGGTGAGCTTGCAGAACTGATTGACCAGTCCAAAAAGCTGTACCCCAAAGCTTTCCCAAGTGCTTACTTCAGAGAAAGTAAGAACCTTTGGGTCTTTCCTAGTGGCTCAACGCTCCTTATGTCTTACGTCGATAAAGACCAAGACGTAACACGATACCAAGGACAAGCGTTTTCATGGATTGGCGTAGACGAACTGGGCCACTATCCAACCCCCTACGTTTGGGACTATCTTCGCTCTAGGCTCCGTACAACAGATCAATCTATTGAAACGTACATGAGAGCCTCTGCTAACCCCGGCGGTGTTGGTGGTTGGTGGATTAAGAAGATGTTCATTGATCGTGGTGAACCAAACAAACCATTTGCTGCCGCAGACATAGATTCAGGTGAACCGCTTCTTTACCCACCTAATCACGCTAAAGCTGGTGAACCATTGTTTTACCGGAAGTTTATTCCGGCTAGGCTGACTGACAACCCATACCTTATGGCTTCTGGTGAATATGAAGCGATGCTTCTTTCGCTCCCAGAGGTAGAACGACGCAGATTACTTGATGGAGATTGGGATGTTGCAGAAGGCGCGGCGTTTTCGGAATTTAATAGATACCATCATATATGCGACCCCTTTGAGATACCTAGTGGCTGGCCCCGTTTTCGTGCTGCTGACTATGGCTTTAGTAGCCCCTCTTGTGTTCTTTGGGGCGCTGTGGATCACGATGGAAACATATGGATTTATCGAGAGGTGTACGAAAAGCGTCTTACGGCTGATGATTTGGCCGATACGATATATGAGGCGGAAGCTTTTGACCCGCCAATGTACGCCTCAATCCTCGACAAATCTTGCTGGAACAGAATAGCAGGAGCGCCGTCAGTAGCTCAGACAATGATTGAACGGGGTGTAAGGTGGCTACCTTCTAACTCAGACAGAATTGCAGGAAAGCTTCAGATACATAAGCGGTTGCAATTAAACCGCGAAACAGAAGAAGCTAAACTACGCATCTTTTCAAACTGTACTAATTTAATCCGTACCCTTCCAGCTTTACCACTATCTCGCACAAACAGCGAAGATGTGGACACTAAAGCAGAAGATCACGCATACGACGCATTAAGGTATATGTGCATGGCACAACAGATCAACAATGTTAACTACAATTCGTGGGCACATAGGATTCGTGATACGGCTCCGACTCCCCGCGATGTTGTGTTTGGGTACTAGGTATGGCTAAA